TATATGGACAAGTACCCAGTAAAAGTAACGGGTACAGGATTATAACCATCCGTGGGCATGGTTCTTTGGCTAAGACTAAGGAGCTGAAGGAATACGAGAAGAATTTTGCTTTGCAATATAAAAGACATCCAAAAATTTTAGGTAACTTCGAACTGGTCGTCAATGTGTATTTTCGTAGCAACAGGAGTGATTTGGACGGTATGTTTAAGGTAGTGCTGGATTGTTTACAGAGCGTAGAAGCCATAGACAATGACAGGTACTGCATGAAGATAATTGCTACAAAAAGAGTTGACAAAGAGAACCCAAGAGTTGAAATCATGTTAAATCAAATACAAGATGCCACAGAAAATTAAAATGAAAAAGGCCGACATGGAAGCCGGAGAGATGACCGGAAAGATGCGTCCTAAAAGAGAAATGGAACAAAGGAGAGAGAGAATCCACCAATCTCTTGAAATGAAAGGTAAGCCACTGACCAAAGCTGAACAAGCAAAAGGTGAGATGGACTACATGAAGCTGAAGGAAGAAGATGCCAGACTGAACAAGCCAACCTCCACCAAAAGAGTAGTAGGAGTTGTCATGAAAGGCAAGATGGTAAACCCATCAGCAACAAAGATGGCTATGAAGTCTATTGCTGAGAAGGTGGCTAAAGCCAGAGCAGCTAAGGGTGTTCAAGACGAAAAATACAGAAAGTAATGGCAAAAGTAATGCTCAAAAGGAAGGATGGCTCGTACTCCCAGAAGGGACTATGGGACAACATCCGTGCAGCAGCAGCCAGAAACAAGAAGACTGGTGCAAAGCCTAAGCCTCCTACCAAGGAGATGCTCAAGCAAGAGAAGAAAATTAAAAAGACAACATAATGCTCAACTTTAACGAAATGCTTGAGGCTGCTGTTGAAGCAGTAAAGAAGCAATCCAAGATGGCTCAACTGTACCAAGCGTACACAGGTAACGGAATGCACGCCATGCAGGTTGTATTCAAAGGCGACTTAGAATACCCGTCATACGAGGTGCTTGTTGATGGCAGCGGTTCTACCGTTGTAAAGCCTATGAACTCCCCATACTTGGACTGCCTTGTCATACACCTTCCATTGAAGATGACAGAGGTAGAAGCAGAGGATGCATTGGTAGCAGCTGGCTATAAGGATGAGTGGACAAGCGTAACGCTCAGGGCTCCATTGTATTCAGTAGTATATCCACCACTATACATCTACGAAATACCTAATGTTGGGTTTATTGCAGTAGATTCAACCGATTCAACAAATGTTTTCCCAATATCGTAAATATGGCAAAGATTAAAATGAAAAAAAATGTTGTGGAGTACAACACAGTCGTACCTAGACCAGCCAACAGGACGCCAAAAGGTCAGCTGATTGTAGGTAAGAAGTTTACTCCATCACCATCAAAGTCGCTTCAAATGAAGCAGCTGGAAAAGAAAAAGTAATGAGTCACCTTGACACGCAAATATCTGGTACTCATTACAGGAAGTATACCATCCAGCCAACGGAGTTCTTTTACAAGAACAACATCCCTTTTATTGAGGCGAACATCATAAAGTATACGCTCAGGCACAGGGAGAAGAATGGACTGGAGGATTTGCTTAAAGCAAAGCACTACCTAGACATATTAATAGAACTTGAATACACAAACCATGAAAGCAAGGAGAAACCATCTAATCGTAAAAGCAAACCTAGAGCAAAAGGAGTCACACGAAATCAGCATGCCTGATGGCTCCAAAATCAGCATCTACATCGGAAGGAAGTACGGAGAAAACAACAGAGAGATTAACCCAAGCGTATGCGAGGTTGTTTCTGTTGGCGAAAACGTAACAGAGGTGTCAGTAGGCGACACCATTATTGTTCACCACAACCTCATCATGAATGAAGCGTCCTATATAGAAAGGGATGGTCAGACCGTACATATGGGTATTCCTGCTGGTGAGTTAATATACGCCAAAATAAAAGAAGGTGGAGAGCTTGTGCCAGTATTCAACAACTTGATTGCTGAGAGGGTTGTTAAACCTAAAGTGTCTGAGCTTGAGTTCGAGCAGAAGACAGAGCAAATGAAATTCAAAGTAATTAGCGTTCCAGACGGCTACACAGACGTAGAACCCGGACAATATATTCTTGCGTACAAACTATCTGATTATGAGATGGTATACCACTACAAGAATAGAGAAAACAGGGCTATACGCATAGCAGCAAACGACATATTAGGAGTATTCAATTAATCCGTATATTCGGTCATGGAGATGACTGCAGTGTACGAGATGATGCTTATTAATATGGGTACTGGGTATACTGGTTGCGTGTACGCATTTAAGGCAAGTGACATAGTATACGAGGAGGGAATGCAGTCTGGTGTTTGCTTATTCTTTGATGCTGACATGGAGCTGAGAAGTGTTGTCTCAAGCTACAGCGACATACTATCAGACTCCATAATCCACCTTGAAGCCATGCACGACTACTACTGCATGATTTACGATGAGGTTGAGCCAATGAGTGAGGAAGAGGTTGACATGGTTAGGAACGGGCTAAGGACTGGACTTTTGAACTTGGTATTACTATCGGAGTCAACAGACATACCCATAGTATCAACAAATAACTAATGGACACACGCATACAGGAGCTTGAGAGGGAACTCTTGCTCTATAAACAAGACGGCATGTACGCCCTCTATTTTTCCCTAAATCGTAAGCTCAATGAGCTTGCCTTCTCAATGAACGACTTTACGCTGGACTTTAAAAGCGATGACAAAAGCTTTGACAGGTTCCAGAAGATGACATCATCCCTAAAGGACATGGTAGAGTCTGCTAACTGGCTAAGGAATAACTACTTGAAAATCAGCGAAGAAGACGCTAAAGAGATTGAAAAGAAGGGTGTTCCATTGATTGAGCAGTTGGCAAAACAAGTCAAAAAGTAACCATGAAAAAAGAACGGAAGTTTAGCTTCAAAGGCGTTGATGTCAAGTTCGACATAAACATGGAGTCGCTTATTGGTGGACTCAGGGAAGAGCTTAAATCAAGGTACAAGAATAAAATAGATGTACTAAAGGAGCTGGTAAAGAAAAGGAATGAGTACATAATCAGCATGCACAACGTCCTTAGACATAAGGACTCAGCCATGTTTATTATGCTGGATGCCGTCCATATATACAAGAAGGCGAACTCCATATATAGATAGCGAAGGATGCTGATTTGCTAAAGGAGAGGGGTTTTTTGATTGAGGTGAAAGAAGGGTTCTTTGGTATAACAGACAAGGGAAGGAAGATTATTGACAACGTATACAACGCCTTCAAGCAGGACTATGCCTATTTCAAGAAGAACCAAGCACCCGTCCAGCAGCACGAAGAGAAGCGTGTTATACCAAGGAAGTTCATACCAGAGGAAGAGAGGGACAAGAAGCGTCAGTTCTATCGTGCCATGATGCAGCCGTTCTGGGAGTACGGATTAAAGAAAATGCCTAAAGACGGATTAAAGAGGGTGGAGTACATAAATAAGTACGTAAAAAAGCTCATAGAATTAGACATGAGGGTAGACCCAATATACGACAGGCTGATAGAGAAATGGTCAGCACCTAAGAAGCAGATTCCTAGGGAGCTATCTAAATAATGGCTATATTTGTTGAAAATGGATAATTATGCAGTTCTCAAGTCTTGATGAACTCTTGAATATGTCCCTTGATGCTCCTTCCAAGAAAAAGAAAAAGGAGTATGGCCTAAAGGTTGCTCAAGGCATCTTCAACAGCGCAGACAGAAACACAGATGGCTATTACGGAAAGAGGTATAGGCAGTGGAGAGCCAACAGAGATTTTAGCTATGGTGTAAACTCTATGAAGGAGTTTATGGACCTCATGAGGATTGAGGGAAACCAATCATACATTAACATAGATTGGACACCAATTAAGATTGCACCAAAGTTTGTAGAGATTCTTTTGGGAGGATTCATGAACAGAAAGGAAACCCCTATAGTAAAGGCGGTTGACGACATGAGTACCAGCCTAAAGGATTTTGAAAAGCAGGAAGCTCGTTTCCGCATGCAGAACAAAGACAAAATCATGCAGATTGAGCAGGAGATGGGAGAGGTGCTTGAGTCAAATAAATTCATTCCAGAAGACGAGGACGACCTCGCATTATACTTTGACTTGGAATACAGGCTGCCAGAGGAAATACTCTTTGAGCAGCGCATCAAAAAAGTCCTTGACGACAACGATTACCAAATTCTAAAGAGGCAAATACTCAGAGACATTATTGACGTAAACTGCGCTTTCACCAAGCTATACTATGACTCAAATGATAGTATCAGAGTAAAGAGGTGTAAGCCAGAAAACATGATTTACAATGTCTTTGAAACAGACAATGGCAAAGACATCAGCTATATCGGAGAGGTTTACCCAATGAAGATTTCTGTCATCAGAAGGAAGTACAACCTTGACGAGGAAACATTGTTTATGCTGGCTCAGAAAGCTTCAAGAGAGCTGAAGAGAAGCGAGAACCTGTACTGGAAGGATTCATATAAGTATACAGAAATTCGTCCATACGACGACTATGCTGTCCTTGTTTTTGATTTTGAAATCAAGAGCGTAGACGTAGAATACTCTGTAAAGACAGAGAATAAGTTTGGAAACCTTTTGGTTGTTCCAAAGCAAGGCAAGCCTGTGTCTCCAGACGGTCAGCAAATAGCTGGTGAGGTTATTGAGACCAAGAGGATGAACATATATCAAGGTGTGTGGTTATGCGACACGCCAATCATGCTGAAGTGGGAAATATCCCCTAATCAGCTGAGGCCGTACCAGAACGGAGTTCATGTGTTCTTCTCCTACTCAACCATACCTAATCCCATCCATGATTGAGAAGGCTATGGGTCCTATTAGGTCTATGATTCTCATTAGGCTGAAAATGCAGCAGCTGATAGCTACCATGAGGCCAGACGGCTACATGATTGACATATCCGGCATGAGGGATGTAGACTTAGGTTTGGGTAACTCGGTAGAGCCGCTCAAGCTGATGAAAATATGGGACCAGACTGGTAGGGTTTACTGGGATTCAACTGGAGATGACGGAGAGCGTAAAGCGCCACCCATCCAGCCGCTTCCTTCCAACCAGAATGTGTCCATGCTTAATACGCTGATTGGTCAGTACAACTTTGAGCTTGACAGGCTTAGGGAGGAAATGGGTATTTCTGAGTACAGGGACGGCTCATCCATCCCCGTAAAGACTGGTCTTGGCGTAATGCAAAGCCAGATTCAAGCGTCAAATAACGCAACAGAGTATGTATACCAAGCAGCCATTCAGCTTCTGGAAGACACCGGAAGGAAGGTTTCCATGATGGTTTGGGACTCTGTTGTACTGAAAGCTAAGAAGTTCAAGGAGTTTGAAGGTTACGAAGAGAACCTTATTGACATGGCTTTTGACGTAAGGGTTAACATGATTAATGACGACCAGAGCAGAATGGAACTCAATCAGCTCCTTAATAATGCTGTTAGCTCCGGAATGCTTACCTACGAACAAGCCTTTAAGGTAAGGAATATAGAAGACAATAAGCTTGCTGAGTTGTACCTAGCCAGAGCGATGAAGAGGGCAAGGAAAGAGGCTCAAGAGCAGGCTCAGGTAAACGCTCAAATGAATGCTCAGATTCAGCAACAGTCAGCTATGGCTAAATCACAAAGCGATGCTCAACTTGAGCAGATTGGAGCCCAAGCAAAGATTGCAGTCAATAAAAGCAAGTCAGAAGGAGACAAAGAGGTGGAGCTTATCAAGTTTGCTTCCAGCATCTACGCTTCCTCTCTGTCCAGCGGTAAGCCGCTTCCAGAAGACATTAAGGCTTTTGCAGACCAGATTCTTGGCAATGCAATCCAACCTCAGCTTCAAGAGCAGGCAATCCAGCAGGCCGAAGCGGAGCAAATGATGCAGGCTGATATTGAGCAGGAGGCAGAAGAGTCAGAAACACCAGAAATGGAGTAGAAATAGTTTGCGTGTGTTTTTCATGGTTACGGGTCAATCGTTTCTACGGTTGGCCCTATTTTTTTGGAAATCAGAATTTTACATATATTTGTAGCAGTTTGAGGACAAGTTCATCCTAAAAACAATAATTATGGAAATAAAAGACATTGTGCAGGAGTATGCACAATCGCAAACACAAGAGGCTCAACCAGCCCCTCAGCCAGAAACACAAGCAGTAAGTTCTTTAAACGAAACAGCAGCAGAAGATGTTTCTTCGGTAGCTCCAGAACAGGCAAGTAACGAAAGCGCATACGAATCGCTTCTTACTGGAAAGCCAAATGTTCAGCAACCACAAGAAACGCCAGAGCCAGTTCAAGAGGTACAAGTACAGGAAACTGTACAACCAGATGTACAAGAAGAAGAGTCCGTTCAGTCATCTGTCTCCTTCGGTGGAGATGATGATGTGATTGATGAAGATGATTTCATCAAGACAAAGACTGACGGAAAGTTCTCTACTTGGGAAGAGTTGACTGAAGCCTTAGAAACTCAGCAAGCTCCTAAGTTTGACAACGAACTCTCTGAGCAGGTGTACAACATGCTGCTGGACGGTAAAACAGATGAGTTGTTTGAAATACTTGGAGCAAAGCATTTTGCTGAACAAGTAAAAGACATGAGTGATGAAGAGGTACTCAAGTCTTACATAAAAGCAAACAACCCAGACTTTGATGACGATGACGTAGAGGCTGAATACCAAGACAATTACACTATTGACGAGTATTCATTCGATGAGTCAAAGTTAAAAAGAGAACAAAAGAAATTGTCCCAACGCATAAAGTCAGATGTGACAGAAGCGAAGGAGTTCTTTGATAGTTTAGCTCAGGACATAAAATTGCCTGAGTTGTCTAAAAAACAGGAGGTAGAAAGTACCCCACAAGTTGACGAACAATACGAAGCTGAGATTCAAGAGATGAGGTCAAAGTTTCTTTCGTCTTTGGAGGGTGTTGAAAACCGCCTAAAATCACTTTCCTTTCAATGGAAAGATGACAAAGCTAATGTAGCTGTAAACGGTAAATTTGACATCCCTGCGCAGGAACTTTCACAATACCGGGAAGCAGCACAAAGTCTTGAAGAATATCAATTAGGAAGGTACTACAAAGATGGTCAGTATCTCACCGACAAGATGGTTAGAGACTTGTATGTAGCAGACAACTTTGACAAAATCCTCACATCAGCTATTTCACAGGCGGTCAATCAGACCAGACTTGAGATGCTGAAGCAGAGCAAAAACATTCAATCGGAACAAGAACCTTCCGGAACATTCAGGCCAAGTGCGGCAGATGAAGAGCGAGCCATGCTTGACAAACTCTTCATGGGTCATTTACAAAGACAACAATAAAATAAAACAAAATGCCAAATACTTATCCCACTTATTCACAGGGTGCGATATCGTCCCAAGCGGCGAATCGGTCACTCCTTAACGACCTTAACATTTTTGACCGTTCTTTCGAGAAGAATCTCGTTAGAAAGTATGGTGCTGAGAACTATGCTATCGTTCAGATGGCTCTCGGTAACTCAGTAGTTGAGGCTCGCACAGACAACCGTCAGTTCTACCATTACGAGAAGCGTGGTTTGCACCAAGCTGTTTCTGTAAAGACAGCCGTTGTTGCTCCTTCCGCAGGTGCTAACGTAACCGTTACCATCGGTACTGCTGCTGGTACTTCTTTCTCTGATGACCCGAACTACTACAGCTCTCAGCTTCCTCTGAGACCCGGCGAGGTTGTTCGCATCATGACTTCCGGTATCGAAGGTCAAGTTGTTTCAGTTTCTACTGGCTCTTATCCTTTGACTGCCGTTATCCGTCCATTGGTTAGCACTCAAGCTTTCGTTTCTCCGTGGTGCAGTGAACGTAGGTGAGCAGTCTACCGTATTGAACGGTATGTCTCCAATCCTTGACAAAATCTTCAACACCACCACTGAACACAGGGATGACTTCACCATCACTGACCGTGCTGACTTGGAGAAGAACGAGGTTGACTTCGGTAATGGTAACTTCTACTACTACTACCTCGCTCAAGACGACATGAACCGTCGCTACATGAACAACGCTTTCTTCAAAATCATGGAAGGTGTTGCTGTAGACAACTTGACTAACGGTACTGTAGGTACAACTGGTGTTATTCCAAGGGTAGCTGCTAACGGTACAACAATCCAGTACACCACTGGTAGCATGAACCTTGCAGCAATTCACTCAATCACCCGTTCTTTGAACTTCTACGGTGGTTCTGGCGAATACCATTTCTTGCAAGACATCTATCAGCGCCAAGAGATGAATGACCTGTTGTTCGGAACTTACAACAACGGTGCAATCTCTTACGGTTCTGTTGGTGGTTCTCAAGAAGCCGCTGTTTCTTACGGATTTAGCTCCTTCATGATTGACGGTTACACTTTCCACTTCTTCTTGAACAACATGTTCAGCCCAGAAGCTGTGTACCACATCAATCCGGGTGCATTGACTCCTGAGAAGCGTAACTATGGCGTATTGATTCCTCAGAAGATTAACAGCGATGCTAAGACTGGTAAGCAGTTCCCAAGCTTCCAAATCGTCTTCCAAGAGGTTAACGGTCAGAGGATTCTTACCACTGAGACTGGTATGCTTGCTCCTCAGAACAAAACTACCACTGCCAACAAGACAATCACAATGTTGTCATATCCGGGAGTAAGAGTTTTTGCCGCAAACCAGTACGTGATTTTTGACGGACAGTAAAATTCGCTGATAATCAATCAGTTATAAAAATAAAGAGCCCCTCTTCGGAGGGGTTTTTTATTTCAATATCTTTTGGTAGATTCAAATTGTATATATAACTTTATAGTATTGTTAGGGGTTTTGATTGTTAATTGATAGAGACGGGGCGGGATTCTTCTTGCCCCTTTTTTATTTTGGCACGATAGTTGTAAGTATTATATTTGTAACAGTTCTTTTAATTAAAAAACAATTTTATGGCGAAAGCAACATCAGAGTTGGCAAGTACACCAACTCAATCGCAGGCCTCCTTAAGTTTCAAGAAGCCTCCTGCGAAGAAGACAAAAACGCAGCCAAGCGTGTTTATTTTTAGGTTATGCGAAGAGCATCCTAAGTATTACGAAGGCGCTAGTGTGTTCCCTCCAAGGTTCACAGTTCCTAACAGGGACACAATAATCTTTAATTCCGGCACAGAAGAAGAGCCGAACCTCATGCCTAGGCAAATAAGGTATTTGGACGCTTGACTTCACAAACAATGACGCAAGTGTTGTAGAGCTTGGTAAGAAGAAAGACTTGGCTTACGACATGGCCCGTAACGCTCCTACGGAGGAAATGATTCCACACGCAAAATTCCTAGGAATACCATTCATCCATCCATCAACAGGCGAAGAAAGGGATTATGATGCAATCCGTGAGGACTACAAGGCTAAAGCCCTTGAAAACCCAGAGAACTTCCTTCTGTTTGCCAGCAATCCTAGGGTAAAAGCCCTCTATTTCATAGAAGAGGCTCTGATTAGGAACATTATAACCACAGAACTGGTAAAAGGTCAGCTCCACTGGTCTGGCTCAAAACAGCTGATTGGTTTGATAAATACCAGCAAAAAAGCTTCTGACGCCATTGCGGATTTCGCAACAACTGACGAAGGAGAATCCTTTATGAAAATATTGAAAGTACAGCTTTCTGTATAGTTTCATGTGTAAGTTTTAAGGTTTATAGACCCCTGTTTCTACGGGGGTCTTTTTTTATTTCTTATATTTGTGTAAATTAGCATAGATGAACGTTAACGATGTCTATAGCATAATGAGATTTATTGCTAGAAAGAATCAATTAGAGAGTCTTTCACCAGCAGAATTTCAATATAGTTTTAATGCTGCCCAACGGAATTACTATGATTTTTTGGTTGGTAGGATTGAGCAATATAGGTATGACAGACCGCTACCAAGAGTAGGACTTGCAATGACAGACAATGTTGTTAGCAGGCTAACCCCATTTCAGTTATCTTCAGTAAGAACAGTGACAGCTGGTTCTGCACCAAAGCCAGCAGACTTCAACAAGCTTCTGTCAATGATTACTCCTAATAACTACAGGGTATACAGAGTGGAAGAGAATAGGCTTTCTGAGAGGCTGAATGATTCAATAGACCCAGTAAACGAACAGAATGCGTTCTACGTGGAACAAAATGGTTCATGGACGGTATACCCAAGTACAATACCAACCGTTACCGTAAAGTACCTAAAGCTTCCTATTGATGTTATTTGGAACTACACTCTTGACGGAAGCGGAAGACCTGTATACAACCCAGTTGGCAGCGTAAGCCCATTGTGGATGGACAACGACATTGACGAGCTGATTGCTAGAGCATTGAAGATTTTGGGTGTCAGCATTAAGGAAA